TTTTTTCTTCACTTTCCCGCCAGTTTTTTTGCCGACGTATTTATTTAAATTAACATCTGGTGCATTCTTTTGCTGCCCTAGAATACTACCAAACCTTGTTTCTTGGCGGTTAATTTGGTTCTTGCCGCCTCGAGTAACACCAACACCACCACCTAGACCAAATTTCTTACCTTTATCAGCCTTGGCAAACTCTTTACCGACTGATTGTTTAATTCCTACCTTCTTAGCAAAAGCCTTATTGTGTGCTACGGCTTCCATTAAGTTATGTTGTTTTTTGCTTACGCTTGGCATTATTTTAAATAATCCTTAAATCCAGACCAAAGCAAAGTAGCTACGCCAACTACTGCCATCCAAACTAAACCAGTTAAAGTTTTTTCAATTATAGCTTTACGTAGTGCAGCACGTTCAGCTTCTGCTTTAATTGCCATTCTAACCCATTGAATTTCTTCATCGGATAAAGGGTGGTGTTCTACTGCTTCTGCAACTGCTGTTTTTAGCAGCTCCATTAACTCTGACTTAGTTTGATCATCTAGTTGCATCTTAACATTTCCATCGTTTTAAGCTAGCTGCCTTACGAGTCGGACGACCTTTTTCGTCTTTCATAGGACCCGGCATTCCAGACATTCTTGCACAAAAAGACTTCTTACGTGCGCCACCTTCAGGTTGCGGAGCCTTTAAATGCGACCCCGTTTCCCGATTATATTTTGCACGACCTTTGGCAGTAAGACCAGCACCTTTAGATACTGGAAGCTTCTCACCTCTACCAACTGCAAGTGATGGGCCTTTTTTCTTAGTTGCCATGTTAGCTTCCGTTAGAAATTAATTTACCAGTCACAATAATACCTACTGGAACAGTTCCAGTGCTTGTGTATAACTGCCATTGAATGTCTGTTTTTTCGGTATACGCAAACGGATCTGCTACACGACTTGCTGTGTAAATAGATACAAATGGTTGTTGCAACACGTTCAAAGTTACGCCATTAATATTATTTTTAGCTTGTACTTTATAAGTTACGATAGTAGAACCAGTATAGCTATTACCAGTATTAGCCTCTACCCAATCTAAATAAAAAGTGTAGCCGGCTGGGACTGTATAAACTGTGCTTTGTGATTTACCAATACCAGCGTTAATTTGCGCCAGAGTATTAGTACTTTGTTTAGCAGTAATAATACCAGCATTAGATGTTTGACCGGAAGCAACACCAACCATACTTAGCGAATTTACACGTAAGTAACTACCAATAGTTGTAGAAGTTGCAGTGCCGTTTAAAACAACAGTTTCTGAAATAGGGTTAAAGTTTGCATCTAAACCGCTAATAAAAACAGCAGCTGGGGCAACGTCGGCAGTGTTATTACTTGAAATAAGCAAGGTTGAAGCCGTTGTTGGGTATACATAAACAGCTGCATTTTCCCAAATAGCAATATTGGTAGCTGTACCAACAGATGCTTGATAAGCAAAAAGACTTACAGTTTGATGACCAGTAATTTGACCACGGGCTACTTGTAAATCAAAAGGCTCGGTTCTACCCGAACGGGTAATTGACATTACCGAATTATTAGTGCTCGGTATTCCACTTGGGCTTTGTGCCATATTAATCTCCTAAAGTTGTAAAAAGGGGCGGTGTTAAGGACACTCGTTTAAGCGCAACGACCTTCAGCTGTGCGCCCCATTTATTCGATTAATTAGTCAAAGTTACCGTATGGGTAGGTTGTCGCATTACCAATGTTCATGTCTTGTTGAGCATACTTTAATGTAACTGCAATTTGACCTGATGTTGGCGCTGTAATTGAACCTGCAGTAATTTTCAAAGTAACAACAACTTGGCTAAACCATGAAGGTTGTTGACCGGGTTGAATATTCTGAACATCTTGCAAAGTACCAAATGCATAATCCAACTGTGTGCCTACAAAAGTTGCAGTTCCACGAGTTGCTGAAGTGATAGCAGACATAGTTGCATATACACCAGTAGAGGTTGCAAATGCATTAGAAACATATGGCTGAATAGAAGTTGCTGTCACGCCACCGCCAACTGGCAATGTACCAACATCAACAATAACGTCAGTAATGTTTGAGCCTTGTGGGATCAAGAATGATACACCACGATAAATTGTGCCTGAAGTATCAGCAGTTGGGGCTGAAGCAACAGTAGGGCCGTTAGTGCTGTAAGAACCATTCTGTGCAGTCCAAATAGTAGCTGCATTATTGGGGATGTTTCCAGAAGTAACAAATACGCCAGAACCACCACCATAGTTAGCAGTGTTTGGTGTTGTTACAGAAAAATCTAAAAATGCTTGTTGAGCTAACAAGACTGGGCCAACGTCACGTTGTGGGCCAAAACGATTATCGCCAGATAGAACTGGACCTTCAAATGTACTACGTCCCATAATGGACTCCTTATGCAAAAGTTACTATCCCGATCATTGCATTGTCTGCTGGGGCAGTGGTGGAATAGTTAATCACCCAGATGTTGTTATTTTACACACAAAATTGTTTTTGGGAAGTCTTTTATATACAATCGGACAAATGAACAAAAACCTCACGAATCAGGTTCAAGTCCTTTACAACCGAGCTTTAGCGCTAAAAAACCAAGGACACATACAAGCAGCGTTAGTTGAGTGTGACAAAATACTAACTACTGTTCCAAAACAATTTGATGCCTTGATATTAAAGGGTATCATTCTTAGCGAAAACGGGCGCCAAATAGATGCATTAGGCCTATTTAATGAAGCTTTAAGTGTTAAAAAAGACCCTGCAATTTACAATAATCGGGCTAATATTTACCAGCAAATGAAGCAATTTGAGCTGGCTATGGACGATTATGATGCCGCAATTAAGCTAAACCCACGGTTTTTAGAGGCTCATTACAACAAAGCCAACTGTTACAAAGAAACAAACCAATACCATGAAGCCATTAAATGGTATAAAAAGTCTTTGAAAATTAACCCTAAATACTTCCATGCTTGGAATAACATGGGGCTTTGTTATCAGTCTGTGCAGGATTTTGAAGGCGCTTTAGAAGCTTGTAAAGAGGGGGCTAAAATTGAGCCTAATAACTACGTTATATATAACAACATGGGGTTTGCCCTACATGTTTTAATGCGCTTAGACGAGTCCATAGCGGCTTTTAATAAATCTATAGAGCTTAACCCAGACCAGACTGATTCTAAATTTAACATTGGGTTTGTACATCTTTTAAAGGGCGACTTAGAAAAAGGCTGGGTCGGGCACGAAGAACGGTTTAAAAATAAATACCGCCCTACAAACTTACCTAACATGTGGCAAGGTGAGGACTTAAAAGGTAAGACTATATACATAATCCACGAACAAGGGCTTGGGGATACTATCCAGTTTATTCGTTACGCCAAGCAATTAAAGGCTATGGGGGCTAGAGTAATTGCGGGGATTAAGCCAGAAATAGCGAAGTTAGTCAGTTCTATGCCAGAAATAGACATGATTAACACCGATCCTAAGTTTATTCCAGAGTATGACTATCAATGCCCCATGATGAGCTTACCCTACATATTTAAAACTAGGGTAGACAATATTCCGTATCACAGATACTTCTTTGCAGATCCTAAAAAAGTTCAAGAATTTTCAAGAAAAATGGGGCCAAAGACCCGACTAAGAGTAGGGTTAGTATGGTCAGGAGGCTTTCGTGCAGACCAGCCTGAGATATGGGCAGTTAACGAAAGGCGCAATATTAAACCGGAAAAGATTGCAGAAATATATAACCCTAACGTAGAGTTTTTTAACTTACAGTTTGGCGCTAAAGAGTTGCCTTTTCCTATGGTTGATCTGATGAGTGAGGTTAAAGACTTCTCAGACACAGCGGCTATTATTGAAAATCTGGACCTAGTCATTAGTGTGGATACTTCTACTGCGCACGTAGCGGGCGCTATGGGTAAGCCTGTATGGATGTTAAATCGGTTTGACACTTGCTGGCGTTGGTTAGAAGACCGTAAAGATACGCCTTGGTATCCAAGCTTTACCATTTACCGCCAAGAAAAATTTAACAACTGGGACAACGTAGTTGCTGACATTAAAAAGGACTTAGATGCAAAATCCAAATAACTTGCCATATATTCTTGAAGGTGGTTTAGGAGACTTTTTACAGTTCTTGCCTTTTGTTCAAGTATATCCAGAAAACAAGTACATACTTTTGTGCCACTTTAAAGGTGCTAAAGAGTTATGTAAAGCATTAAAAATAAAACCTATTCAAATTGAATATTACGCAACGGAAGAAGAAAAACCCTTAGCTGTTGGACGGTTAAAACAAAAAGGATTACCTTGCCCACGGATTAGGTACTTTGATAAAAATCCTTTTCCGCCCGCTAAACCTTTATTTACTGACGAAAGGCCAGTAGTTGGTATACACCTTCACGCCAGTAAAATTGCGCAGTTTTGGCTTAAGAAACTAAACCTACAGCCTAAAAATTTACCGATACCAATCGTAGAAGAACTAGCAAAAGACTACAACATTATTTTATTTGGATTACCTGATGACTTAATGGCAACCAAAATTAAACAGTCTGACCGAATTAAGTTTGTTTGTTTTTTAGATATTGCTAAAAGTTTTTCATATGTGTCGCAGTGTAATGCTTTAGTAGGAAGCGATAGTTGTTTTAAAACTCTAAGTGTTATGCAGGGTATCCCAACTTTTGTTTGGATCGGTGACCATGAAGACGGATTTAGAGACCAATATTTTGTCGATCCTTATATAAAAGATGGCACTATGGGTCAGTATCGGTTTCATATTTTAGCAAATGAGTATGAACCAGCTTTGGCTGCAACTAAAGAATATCTAAAAGGAGTATTGAAATGAAATTTTATGGAGATGTGCGTGACCAACTAGGCAAACGAGCAACTGGGTTTGACTTTATTTTTAATTACCTTAAAGATATCCGTAACCCATTTATTGCAGAGACAGGCTGCGCTAGGCAAGAGAATAACTATGAAGGTGATGGCTTAAGTACTTTGTTATTTGACAAATACATAAATGAGTATGGCGGATACTTAGCAGCTGTAGACATCTCGCCCGTAAGCGTACAGTTTGCCCTTAGTCACATGGTTTGTCCTAGAACCAAGATTGTTCAATCGGATAGCGTTGATTTTTTAAAAATGCTTAATACTGATTTGCAACATGATAAAGTAAAGATTGATTTTTTATACCTAGATAGTTTTGACTGGACTGAACAACTACAAGTAGAAAGTGCTACACATCATCTTAAAGAGTTAGAAGCAATTATGCCTAGCCTAAAACCCGGTGCTTTAATTGGCGTAGATGATAACTGGAAAATAGGTAATACTAGAGTAGGTAAAGGTTGGATGGTGCTAGATTATTTAGCTAGTTTAGGTATGCAACCTGTATTTGACGAATACCAAATATTCTGGATTTATAAATAAAAAACCCCCGAGCCTTTTGAGCCGGGGGTTACATCAACAGTCAAAAACCGTTGAGGGGGTAGTTCTTAGTAAGAACCGTAGATTCCCAATGGGTCAGAAACACCGAAGGAATAACGCTCACGAGACTTGTAACGTACGTTACCAGTATCAAAGTCGCCGTCCATGCTGTTCTGCAATGGGATACGAACAAAGTGCTTCAAACCGTTTGGAACATCAGTGGTCAAGAACCATGCGTTGGTTGCGGTCAAGAAGTGGTTAATTGTGTAACCTTCTGGAACAGAACCGTTGTTCTTAATTGCATTGATGTCGTTGTTGTTTGTACCAACACGGAGTTCAGTATCGAGCAAACGAGTTGCAACGAACTGAAGTGCAGGAGGAACAACCAACTTCTTAGGTTTAGCAGCGATCAAGAGACCACGCTCATCAGTCCAAGCAGCAATTTGAATAACAGCATTTTCTAATGCAGTTTCGTTCAAGTCAGCAGGAGTAGATGGAGTGTTGGCGTTAACACCACCAGAAATCAAAGGATGTGCTGTTGAGAACAATGCTTGTCCGTCACCGTATGTTACTTGGGTGTTGAAACCGTTGTTCAAAACTGCAGCAGCTTTAACCTGTTTGGTGTAAGCCATAGCACGAGCTAAGCCTTTGGTGTAGCGAGCTGATAAAGAATCGTAGAGGTTATCTTCGATTGCTTCTTCGGTCAAGCTAAAGCCAAGAGCGATAGTTTCGTGGTTGTAACGAGCTGTCCATGCTTCTTGCGCATTGTCGTAAGCGATGGCTTGGCCTTCGTTCTTGACTGGTGCAGCGCTAAAGCCTGACAGTTTTGTTTCTTCTTCAAAAGAACGCTCAGAGGTCTCTGTTTCGTAGATCTCTTTGTGTTCTTCACCATAGCGAGCGTACTCCAAACCGAACAAAGCGTTCAATCCGGGGAGCAACTCTTTTAGTAGTTGGGCACGAGAAATAGCCATTTAAATGCTCCTTAATTAAATACCAGTAGCATTCATGTAACTCTGATAACCAAAGTTCCATGTTACTAATGCTTCTGGATAGCCGGTGAATGAAAACTGTGCAGCGGTTGATTGTGCAGTAGTAACTGCGGCGCTCAACGTAACAGCAGTGCCGTTTACTTGGGTAACCCAAGTGTTAGAACCAGCATTAATGCCGGGGCCTGAAACTGCCATGCCGGGCTGAATAGCTGAGTTAGCAGCAGACAAAGTCAAGGTTGTGCTTGAAGTTGTAGCGTTACCGGTAACAGTAACAGCAGATGCTGTAACGAGCTGAACAATACGGAATGGAGCAGCAGCAACGTTTGGACTTAAAACGCCAGTACCAATAGCGGTAGTAGCAATAGCAATACCAGCAGCAGAATCGCCAGTAGTTGTAGAGCCAGTGTTGCTATTGAGTGCGCCTAAATAGTAAGCATTAGAACCAACAAAAGCTGGGTTAATGTACTGAATAGTGCTGGAGTTAGAAGTACCGTTTGCCAATACTACAGTTTGGAAAACTGCTTGAGGATCATCAACAACATAGCCGATAGCATCAGGAGCGCTTGTAGAAGCATTCCAGTACTGATAGCGGTTTTTGCCGTAGATTGGGCCACCGGTTGTGGAATATTCACAACCAACAAAAATACCAATAGAACCACCAGTTGCAGTACCCGTTGTTGGGTTGAGGGTAGAAGCAATCAGTGTACCTTGTGTTGCACCAGAAGCACCTAATTGAACAACGTCACCGTTGTAAAGGCTGGTTGAATAGCCGTTAGTGATAGGGAACATGCGGGTAGAACCAGCAAATACACGACCACCAATTAGGTTAACTGGCTTTAGCCCGTAAGGGGCTGATACTGTAGGATAAGCCATTTAAATCTCCTAAAATTTAATTACCAGATCCAAAGCTTACTGTTGATTTCCGTTCCATAAAGATCGGCATTCTAGAGTCACTTTGGCGCATTAAGTTATTGTCTACAGCATCTGCTTGAGCTTGTGTTTGATCTTCAAAATACTTGCGTTGTTGTTGATCCATCTCAATAGGACGTTTGCAAAGTAATAACCCGCCAATTTCAATATTGTCTTTAAAACGACTACCGTCATCGACTAACAGTTTAAATTTGGGTTGTTCTTCAAGTAGAACAGGCTCATAACCTTCCCGGAAACGCACACTAATATTGCGTGGATCTGGGCTGTTCAACATTGAAACACGAATCCATTTGTAACCGTACCCCGGTTGCTTGTCTGGCTCTGGGAGTAGCTCTGGTGGCATCCACTGCTTAGGACGTTCACTAAATTCACGGTTATCTGCCTCACGGCTTAATTTGTTCTGGGCCATTGTCATGCCTCCACTTTAATAAGTTCTTTAACGTACTGCTCTGGGGTAAGTCCAAGTTTTTTAGCAAGCGCTACTTGCGATTGCGTTAACCGAACTCTCTTAGGTGCCGTCGACCTAGTTGCCGGAGCAACTACCGTTGCTGGTTTAGCTTTTGGCGTGTCTGCCTTTGGCTTTACTTCTACTTCTACTTCTGGTTCTGAGTCTTCCTCAAAATTCTCTGGGAACCGTTTACGCATCGTCTTGTCCAACGTTGCATAGTATTCTTCAGATCCAACCTGCACCCCTTGACGTTTTAGCTTCTCATGAAGTCCTAGAGCCGCTGCAGTCATCTCTTCGTCCTGTCCGAACCAAGGATTATCCGCTTGCCATTCCACGACCCGATCGTCAGGTCTTGGTGCATTTTGATACTGTTGTGGTGATTGTACAACATATTCTTCTTTTGGCAAGTCTGGCAGCTTAAATTTCTTGACTTTGTCAAGTTCCATCTGCGCCCTAGTCATTTCTTCTTGGGCTTCCATGATCTTGTCAGCATCACCAGCTTCATAAGCTTCTTTATAAGCCTGTTTAGCAGCTTTAAGTTGCGCTTTTGCCGTATCTTTCTTAGCTTCCTTATACTCTTTTTCACCTTCTTCAAGCATTAATTTCATGCGTTGATTCTCGGTAAGCAAGCGTTGGGCAGCATCTACTGCAGCTTGGCGCTCTCTTTCAGCAGCTTCAGCACGGCGACGCTCGTCATTCCAGACACGCTTCATCTTAATGAGCTTGTCTTTAGCTTCCTTGCTGTACTTGTCTAGATCGTCAACTTCTACTTCTAATTGTTTGACTTTCTCAGGATCTGCTGGTTTGCGACCACGATCTTCTTCGGGGGTATCGTCCTCGATCTCAATCTCAATCTGATCTTCTACGGGTTTACCCTTAGTTTCAGCTTCGATCTCATCAGGGAACTTATATTCTTGATTCTCTAAATCTGCCATAGTCCGGCTCCTTAAATGAATTTACGCTTGATGCCACGTGGATCTTGCACTACGGCTTCCACAGAGTCATCGTTAATAATCCGGAACTCACGGTCGTGAATTACCAGTCTAGTGCCTGCATTTGGGCGTACAAGGACAAAGTCACCCTTCTTACACCAAGGTCCGTTAGGAAAACGATCCTTATCGGCATAGCAATCTGGGCCTAAATCGACCACAAAAAGTACCGTTGTGAGCAGCTCATCGTGCCGACGGGTCTCGTCAGACTTGATAATCCCACTTTCAAATGCTTCTTCTGCTTCTGGAATCGCACATAGGATGCGATATCCTTGCGGTTGTGGAAGCTGTTTAGCTCTTTCTTCCGCTGTTCTAGCCATAACTGCAGCTAAGTCTACTGCTTGGCTAAGGTTTAGTTCACTCATTGTCCGAGTTCTCCAATCGTTGTTTGAGGTCTTTAATAATGGCACATGCAGCTTCAAGACCTCGAACTTGTCCACATGTGTATTTGTACTCATCAAAATCCTTAGCTTGTCCGTATGTCAGGGCATCACCAAGCATCTGTATTCTCTCCTGATACTGTCCGATCAGGTAATCGAGATGGTCGCTCATTCTTTAGTTTTCTCCTTAGGTTGCTGTTTAGCTTGTGCTTCTAACTGCTGGTCAGCTAGGTGCCTAGCATGTCCATGGTCAGCTAATGTCTTAGCTGCTTCAAACTGATGTTCCATCTGACGTCCACGTTGTTGATTGTGGATATCAGCTGCCTTAGACATTGCGTTCAAATCGGCTGTCTTCATAGCAGTTTGTGCTTGCAACTGCATTTTTTCACGCTCTAACTGCAACTGTTGTTGCTTGAGCTGCATCTCTGCTTGGTCTTTCTGTTGCTGAGCTTGCTGAGCTTGTTGCTTTAATTGCAACTCTTGTTGCTGCATTTGAATCAGAGGATCTTGTGCTTGCTGTTGTGCCTGTTGTTGCTGGACTTGCGCTTGGTTATTCTGCAATAACTTAACTGCGGCTTGTGCCAACAACGGAGCGAGCTGAGCTTCTACTTGTGGATCTAAATGTATATCATCGCCACTTTCGTCTGTCTGAGCAGGCAATGTAGAACCAAGTTGTTTTTCAATCTCGACACGATACTGGAAGCCTAAGTGCTCGTTAATATGCGCCATCATAGCTGCTTGAATCTGCTGCGCCATTGGATTGTTTTGCAACAACTGAGCAATCTTAGGATCCTGCATTGCACTCATGTGCACAGTAATATGTGCTTGGTGGTCTTGGTATGCAAAAGCTTTTGACGGTTTAAGCATCAATATGTTTTGATTTTCCGTAACTGGATCTGTCGGTTTCTGGTCTTCGTCCATCGGAACGAGTTTGTGTGCATTCTTAATCCCCAATACATCGAGCATCTGGCGATAGAGGAGAGGCATGTTGAAAAGCTGGGGCGAGCCTTGAGCCAACTGAAATACCGCTTGGTACTGTACGATCTTTTGCGCCATCGTACTTGCATTAGGATCGCTGACTGGAATGACATCGACGTTATCGTAGTCGCTTTTCTTCGCCTTACGATCGCCTTCGACTGGGTCATAGTTATAGTCCTCTGGTGCGTACTCAGCAATAATATGCTTGAGCAGTTTGAGTTCTTGTTTTAATGAGAAGTGAATACGTGCCTGAACAGCAGACATCACTTTTAATGTGCGCTCTAAGATTGCCAGCGTTGTACCAACTGGGGCGTTGGCTGACATATCTGATAGGTTCAAATCGGCAGTATTCGCAAAGCGACGTCCTTCCTCAATGATCTTATCCATCAATCCTGCTAGGACTTGGCTTGGCTCCTTGTATGGGAGGGGCATGATGTTGTCACGCATTGCGCCAGACGGAACATCAACATCTCTCCATTCTCCGGGGGCAATTGGAGTATCGTCCCCTTTGACACGCAACCCACGGGTCTTAAAGCCGCCCGGCAAATTGGATAGTGTCCCTGCATCGACCAACTGACGAATAATGGAAGTGCCACTTTTAGCATAAGCGCCAATAAGGTGGATGAGACCAAAACAATAAAAACCAAAACCGGGAATATACCCGTAGTGTACGAAGTGTTGTCTTTTCTTTTTAAGTTCATCATCTGGTTCCCAGTTTCTGCGGATAGATAGAACGGTCATTGTGCCCTTCTCGATTGTCACTACATATGGCAGTGCAATACCGGTGGGTTCACCGTTGTCATCCTTATCTTCAAAGCCCGGCAAGTCGAGGTCGACGTGCATCTCAAGAACTTTATATCTACTATCTGTTGTGGCTCTAAAGCCCAACTTCTCAGCAATCTTCTTCTCAACTTCATCTAGTGAGCTATGTGGGTCGCCCAAGTCAACGTCACGATATAAGCCATTAACCTGTAGGATCCTAAGCTCATTCTCTGTTTTGCGCATCACGTGCGTTACACGTGGCGAGCTAGCTAAGTCAGACGCACCATAAGGTACTACCATGTCTTCAGCTGGAACATACATTGCAACCTGACGACCTAATGCTGCATCGTAGTAAATCTTTTTGAACGCATTACCAGCAAGACCTAAACCCCATAACATACGCTCCATCTCTGGGCGATATTCAGGCATCTCTTCGGTCAACTGATAGTTCATGTCATCTTGGACACGCTCAGCTGCTTCTTTCTTGTCTTGGGTTTCTTTACCAACGATAAGTGTCTTAACTGGACCCATTGCTGGGAAAATAGACATCATAGTTTCTGCTTGGAACTTAACCAATGCTTCTGCAAGGAGTGGATGGTAGACTCCACAAGCGCCTTCCCACGGCTCAGCTCGTTCTTCAATTTTAAGGCCCAAGAGTTCTAAGCCATCCACGTAGGTTTGAATCCAATCTTTACGTGAGCCGACGTCTTCGTCAAAGTCACCAATCAGATCACCAGCAAGTTGTGTAAGATCACCCTCGCTAATATATTCGGCTAGGTTATCGTTAAACCCTTCTTCGCCATCATGTTCTTTTTCTAAAACAACTTCTAATCCATCCATGCCAATTCTGACTGACTCTGGATCCTCAATCTCAATCTCTAATGGTGATTCTTGTTGCGCTAATTCCTCGATACCTTGAGGTGCTGCATACATTGCCTTATCTATTGCCATAATTTATCCTTAGTAGTACGCTTTTCTAGCGCTCTTAAAATACCTAATCTCATCCGGCTCATCGCTTGGCAAGCGGATAAAGCCACCATTTCTAAACCGCATTAGTGCCATGACCGTGGAGTCCACTAAGTCATCATGACTCATAAATGGGAATCCTGCAATCTCCTCCACCAACTCTTCAGCCCAACGAGTTTCCGGAACCCAAACTAAACTGGAACGGATAATATCTGCTACGCTGTTAAGTCTTGCTAGTTTATCACCGGAACCCCTATGTGGGGTATATTCCTGCACGGCTAACCCAGTTCTACGCAATTCTTGATATAACGCAGTGCCCGCTGACTTTTTCTCCACTATAAATACATCTGGTGCCCACTCTCTGTATTCATTTAGTGCCAAGTCTTTTAACTCTGGAAACTCTAAACGCTTCTTAATACTGTTTAATAAGATGATGTTGTAGGCGCCGTTCTCGTCATTCATGAACACGCCCCACGTTGTTAGCGCAGTAAAGTCGGCCCGGTTGTGGGTTTCTGCTGCAGCGTCAAGGGACATGATGATGTATTCACACTGAGGTGGTCTTTCGCTTTTCCACCATTGCCACCATTCCCTTTTGACGACGGAGGCTTCTTCGGCGGTTGGATTCTGTTGGTATTGAGCGTTCCATTGGAACACAGGCATAGAGGCCTTAGTTTGACGCAAAGCGGGTAAAGGCATCCACTCAGGCCATAAAGCACGTTCTTCTGGGGTGTTCTCGTTAAAGATTGCAGGGAACTCAACAACTTCATACTGGTCAGCTTCCTCGTTTTGAACCATGTCACGCTTAACTCTACCACTCAAATCATCTTGGTGCCAACGAGTTTGAACAATCGCAACACGGCCTCCCGGCATAAGACGAGTACGAGCACCGTAAGTGAACCACTCATAAGCCTTCTCGAAAACATCGAAGTTTCCGTTAATAATATCTTGTTCGTTATGTGGATCGTCAACCAAGAGTAAATCGGCACCACGACCTGCCAAAGCAGAACCCACACCACAAGCGTAATACTCGCCGCCAGCATTAGTATTCCAGCGCCCAGCAGACTTGTTATCCTGTGCCAAATTGACTGTTGGAAATACCGTTTTATAAAGGGGGTTGTCAATTATGTTCCTCACTTTTCGTCCAAAGTCCACCGCTAAATCGGTGGTGTGTGACACCATTAGTACCTTTTTATCTGGGTATTTACCCAAAAACCATGCCGGAAAATAGATAGAAACAAGCTGGGATTTACCATGACGAGGTGGAATATTGACGCAAACACGGTGCTTATTACCTTCTGCAATGTCCATTAGCAGGTCTGCAAGGCGTCTATGATGCTTGCCAACCTTGTAATCTGGTTGCATTTTCTTACAAAATTCTATCAAATCTAGCCTACAAGCCCTAGAACTTTTGCGTTTTGCTAGTTCATCGACTACTAATTCTAGCTCTTCTGCTTCATTTTCATCAAATTTGTCAAGATTTTTAGCTAAAAACTCTAGCTCGGCATCAGTTAACGAAGAAAGTGCGTCAGTTTCCAGTATTTCCATCTGACTTTTCCTCATCTGGGCCTAGTTCTGCGTCTAAATCTATGGTTTCGCCGTTGACTTTGACCTCTTTTACGTCTTCTACATCAACAGGGTGCATCAAACGTTGTATTTTCGCACGTACAGACTCTAAAAGATCTTGTGTTGAGCGGTTATTAATAGTGACTTCGCTCTTCTCAGTAAACAAACCAACGTCTGTGATCTTACCAAGTAGTTCTAAAGCACGTAAACGGGTGCGATCGTCTGGTGAATCGCTATCTAGAATGAGTTTATTAGTAACAAGGAGCCGAATCTGCATGGCATTTTCAACAACACGGGTGCTGTACTCGTCCAAAACCTTTTTAACCTCACCATAAGCTGCAGGTTTAAGGTCTTTCTTGACTAATTTTTTGTTTGCTTTTTCTTCGTTAGAAGCAATAGCGTATGTAGTTTGCTCAGCTACTTCTTTATCTTTTTCAGTCGGCGTCATATCCAGCCCCAGTAGTTCCGCAGAATTACAGGCTGCTTGTGCCTTCTCAATAAAGTTTGCTAACACCGGATTGTCTTCCGGGAATGCTATTGCCAAGTCCGGCTCTACGTGTAATTGCATCAAAGTCAAGTCCGACGTGATTGCGATGTTGCAAGTGTACTACACTTTTTTCTTTCTGCGTCTCTTTTTTGCAACAGTTCGTTCTTCGTGGTGGTGGATCCTGTGACAATTTGCACATAAGGGGATACATTTTTTGATTTCTTCCTTGGCCGCCTTATAGTTACCAAGCTGGGCTAGACGGTTTACAGAACGGTGGTCTGTTCTATCTACGTGGTGAAAGTCGATTGCAGCGGGATGGTCGAATCCGCAATTCGTACACTTAAATGTACTTTTAAATGCATACCACTCTTCACGCTTCTGGCGTTTTAGAGCGGCTGCTTTCTTCTTTACTTCTTCTGTATTTGCTTCGTAATGCTTACGGGAGTACTCTTTGTGTTTGCTTTTTCTTACGCTCGGATCTTTGTACGGCATCAGGATGCACCTTATATTTCCAATATATTGCGTTTCTAAAAGACCACGGATTACCGGGTTTATAAATCTTGAAACCACATGATATAAGAGAATTGGCACTTGCGGGATTATTTGTTGTATCTGTGATAACCCAACTCCAACCTAACTTCTTAGCTTGAGCTAACCGAGCTTTAATAAGACGCTTTTGTAACCCTTTACCTGTGTATTCATACAACACACCTGCTCTACATAAGTAGCCTGTATCGCTCCATTGAATCGATCTCACTAGACCTGCAAAGCCCACGGGCTTGCCATCCTCTGTGTATGCAATCCACCAATGCCCACGTGTCGGTTGATAAACCGAATCCGACGGAAGAATTTTTTTCTGCAGGAAAACTAGGAGGCTTTGAACTGACGAGTTCCTTATGTCTACTTTTCTTACTATGAAATTCATGCAGCTTCTCCTTGGGGGTCATTCTCAAATTTTACATATAAAAAATTTTGGGGGTATGGCATTTTTATGACAAGGGGGGCCTTCGCTATATTAGGGTAAACCCTGTAGCCCAATACTGCGGGCCGAAACCGAAAAGTTGGGTTTGTCTCGTGCGAATTAGTAGTCCTACAGAGTGTAACAATCCTTTTTTTAAAAAGTGGGGGGTGGGGGTGCTATATAGGGCTAGAATCGGCGTGGTTTAAAAGAGCCATTCAGATGTAAAGTTACATCTAAACTTGCAAACGATATCAAACTCTGTTAAAGTATTACTTATGGATCGGGGCATATTGCTTACGACATACTGAAGGAGAATCAAATGAAACAAGTAAACGCAATCGAAGCTCAAGTAAAAGCATTAGCTAATACTAAGCCCGTAGAGAAAGCAGTAAGCATTAACGATAGTGAGAAAGCTCTGATTATTGAGTTCGTGCAAGTAGCGAATCAGGCTACAAACAAGAACCAACAACTGGCTGAATTGCTATATGCCAATGGCAAGCGTAGCTATCACTTTGTAGGTGCTAACGACGAAGATAAATCGTTAGTGGCTTTCCGTAATCAAGTGATCGGTTACATTGTGCAGGGTTTTGATAAAGATGCTCAAAAGCTCTATAGTGCAGAACCAAAGTCTTTAAATATGACTAAGCAAGTGGAAAGGACTGTATTAACTACTAAAACCATTCCTACCTTGTTTGGCAATATTAAAAAGGCAATGGTCAAACTTGAAGGCAATATCGCATCAGGTAAAACCGAAAAGGCAAAACCTAAAACTCAAGAACAAATGGCTCGCTATTATGTTAAGAAAGCCCTTGAGTCAATAGGCAAGTGCAAGAATGGTTGGGAAGGTATGCTCAAGGATAAGCAAGCCCTTGAAGCCCTTGCAGTATTGAAACAAGTTAAGTAATACATCTAGTAGTAACTTAACAGCCACCCTTCGGGGTGGCTTTTTTGCGTCCTAATTTTTGGCTGTAACCTTACAGCCATATTGATACCAGTGACTTGAAGCAGCGTTAAGCATAGGGTCATCAGGGTCGTTTGGTCATGTGTTTAGGTGTTAACCTGTGCACAGGTTAACAGTATTTTTTGGCTTTGTCAATAGGGTAGATGTAAGGTTACATCTAAGATACCAGTGACTTTAAGCAGCATAAAGCATAGGGTTAACCCTTATATTGTTCCAGTTGTTCCTGATAAAGTTCCTGAAAAAACCCTTATAAATCAATAAAGTGCCTAAAGTTCCAAAAGTTCCAGCACTTTTTGGGTTTGGGCAAAATCAAACCTGAAAGAAGCACTCTTTTTACTCAGACCTTTTTGGAACCAAAGCCTATTTACCTTGGAACTTTTGGAACATATGGAACAATATTAGAAATCATATACTTAGCTGGCTACAACCAAAGCACTAATAGGGACAAATACTGTTTAATTGACCTTGATAGACTTTGACAGTATAATATTTATATGGATTGGGAATTGTCAGCTCGACCATTGCAGATGTAACTTTACATCTAAGTTATTAACTGACAAACAACTTAACAGGAGAATCACTATGTCAAAAGTAAATCATCTATGTAGACAATGTGGCGACAGTATCGACACTCGCCGTTGGGCATTAGGTTATAAACATTGTCTTTTTTGTGGTGAGGAGTTAGCCAAGCAAAAGAAGTTCACCATTGCACCGATGAACAAGAGCAACTACTTCTGTATCACAGACCCCGAATTGCTAAAGCAGTTAAATCCTAAACGCACAGGAGAATAACATGAGCCTACACGCAACCAAAGCATCACGCAAACGCTTATCTTTAATCGAGGAAGCCAACGCTAACGCATTGAGTAACAGAATCAAAGAGTTAGAAACCGAGGAAGCCAAGCGCAGACTCATTGCCGAATCTAACCCATTGCTTTATCTGTTTGGCTATGCACTTAACCCAAAGACCTATTTAGAAACCTACACAGGAGAAGAAGATGAGAGTAACTAAAGTAAAACCTGTATCACTAAGTAAGCCAGTAACAAGGCGCACTAAGTTCGTGTATCAGTCGGACATTGATCCCGCAGTCATAATCCATTCGAACAAAACGCACCGAACTGTTGACGAAGCATTTAGAACGGCTGACTATGCCACACCAATATGGCGGTGTGAAACCGATTGGGATAAGTTATTACCTATTTTGAAATGGGTAGCGATTTGGTTCGGCACTTTGTGGCTATTGTATGAATTGGCAGTATGGTTTGAAAGGGTAATCAAATGAGGACAGGAGATATCAAGCGTATCAATGGTCGGATTTATTGCATCATTGGTTGGAGTGATGGATTAGTGCATCTTCAATCAATGGATGAGGAGAAGTATTTCCTGACGATACCCCGCACCCATTTCGGTGGGCTGAAAACTGGACAGTAGTGTCAAAGTCTTCTATAATATATTATAGAGTGGTAAAGCGTAGTAAATATTATTAACAACAGGAGAATCATCATGAGTATAAGTCATTACAATGCGGCTGGAGTAAACACACGCAACAGTTTCAATACACCGCCAAGCAATAACGGAAGTAACCTTACATCTGAAGTAGAGGTTGGGTCGATACCATCAATCAGTAGTAGCGCAATGCTGGTCGAGCTAAACCTTAGCGTATGGACAGGGCGCAAGTTTGATAAACAAGTTAGTGCCGAGATCGATACACAGAAGCACACATCAACTCGGGCTGGTAACTATAACAAGAAGCTATTTGCTGATGAGCCAGTCTTTGATGCAATCGGTAAACACGCTGGCAATACACGAACCTATCACTATCATGCGACTATGCCATGGTCAGATAGCGGACTGCGCCTACTAACTACTAGTATGTTCTTTGATTATCAGAAGCAGATCACCCAGTATGAAGCCGATTTCAACGGCAAGGTGGCAGACTTCTTGAACCAATATGACAAGCTGGTATTGCAAGCGCAGATGAAGCTAGGCAGTCTATTCAATCCCGAGGACTATCCCGACGCTGAATCAATCCGAGATAAGTTTAAGTTCTCGGTGAAGTATTGCCCTGTGCCTGAGGTCGGCGATTGGCGCATTGATGTTGGCAATGAAGCACAAGCACTGCTAAAGACAAGCTATGCCAACTACTATCAAGCCAACCTAGAACAAGCATACAAAGATGTATGGGATAGAACACATGAAGCACTTACTAATATGAGTAGCAAGCTGGCTGGTAATAAGAAGCAGATATTCAGAGATACATTAGTGTCGAATGTAACCGAGATGATCGGGCTATTGGATAAGTTCAATGTAACTGGCGACACAAAAATGAAGCTAGCTAAAGCCAAGCTCGAATCTGTAATGCTCGGCATTACACCTGATGCACTGAGAGAAGATGACTACTTGCGCCTAGATACAAAGACGAAAGTAGATTCATTATTAAAAGAGTTTTCGTGGTAACCGCAGTTCCTCACAATCGTAGCACCTATTAACAACATAAGGAGAATCATCATGGCTAAAGCCATCGCAACAGCAGACCGCATTTATGCACAATCCCTCGACGAGTGTGTCGATTCAATCCTAGCAACTGGAAGTAAACTTACTACCTTAGTTCAAGGTCATATGGGGACAGGCAAATCATCTATCCTAAAGATGTTAGCCAGCAAGCTACCCGATCATGTGCCTTGTTACTTTGACTGCACCACGAAAGACTTGGGTGATCTGATGTTACCGAAGATACTGCGTGACGATAGTGCAGATGACTTTGTTCGGTTCGTGCCTAACGAGGAGATGGGACTACATCATGGTAAGCCAATCATTCTAATGATTGACGAGTTCGGTAAGGCTAACCCAATGGTTAAGAACGGCATGATGCGTGTGATGTTAGAACGCACAATGGGTAGTAAGAAGTTACCTGATGGATCGATTATCTTTGCAACTACTAACCTCGGCACAGAAGGTGTCGGTGACTTACTCATGCCACATCATAGAAATCGTATCACCACAATACGCATGAAGAAGCCGACTGCAACGGAATGGATCGAAGGGTTTGCTTTCAATGCTGGTATTCACCCATCAATGATCTTATGGGTTAAAGAACATGGTGAGCAACTGTTCCAATCGTTTGAAGATGTAGAGAAACCTGATGATGAAGTCGGTGGTAATCCATACATCTATCACCCACAAGCGCAACGACCATCTTTCGTTACTCCAAGATCGCTGGAACTGGCATCACATTGGCTATGGGCTAAGGATAGAATCAGCGAGAACGCATTGAAGTCGAATCTAATCGGCACTATCGGTGATCGTGCTGGCTCTGACCTCGGTGCATACATCAAGCTGGTAGATGAGTTGCCTCGCCAAGAAGATATCAAGAACGATCCGATGAACGCTAAAGTTCCTAGCAATAGTTCAGCAGTCGTGATGGTTGTCTATCGTGCATTGGCTACCATGAACAAGGAATGGATCGATCCATTCATGGACTATCTTGGTCGGTTAGATATGGAAGCGCAATCATTGTTTGCTATGCAAGTTCGTAACCCTAAATACCAGAAGCAAGGACTTGTCATGACCAATAAGAAGTTTACTGCATGGTGCATGGCTAACAACTTTATGTTTACCGCAGATAAGAAGTAACTTTACATCTAACAGGAGAATGATATGGATAAATTGCTGATTGGTTCTAAGTTAAGGTCATTGATTGAACACTACGCAGAAGTTACGACGGAAGAACACATGACTGGAAAACTAAACAAAGAAGCAGATAAAACATGGAATGAAATAACGCAGTTAATCAATAAATTAACAGGAGAATAACAATGCTAGCCATTGGTAAAGAACTAACCGCCGAGCAACGGCTATGGAAAGCAACGACTGATATATTGGGTCGTGATGAGTTCGTAGCGCTTGCTGGTGTGTTGATGATTGGTAGTAAGAAGATATCAGATGATTGCCCAACTGCCGCAACGAACGGGCGAGATGAGATATATGGTCGTAGGTTCGTCGATAGTTTGAATGATGCCGAATTTAGATTCCTAATACTACATGAGTGCTATCACAAAATGTATCGGCATCTAACAACTTGGAAGAACTTGCATGACATAGATCATATGCGGGCGAACATGGCTTGTGACTATGTTATCAATCAGAAGTTATTGGATATGAACTTGGGTAAGTGGATTAGTATGCCGAAGGGCGGTTGTGCTGATGAGAAGTATCGCAACATGAACGCTAAACAAGTCTTTGACCAACTACCCCCGCAAGATAATGATGGTGAAGGTGGTGGCGGTGGTGGTGGGTTCGATGACCATGACTGGGACGGCGCACAAGATATGTCAGCCGAGGAAGCCGAAGCATTGGCTAAGGAGATTGACGAAGCCGTAAGGCAAGGTGCAGTTCTAGCTGGTAAAGCTGGCTCGGGTGGCAATCGTGATATCACAGAGTTATTGCAGACCAAGAAGGATTGGAAAGAGTTACTGCGTGACTTTGTGACAACAACTTGTGCTGGTAAAGATTACTCGACATGGAAGAAACCTAATCGTAGATACATAGGCATGGACATACTGATGCCCTCGTCTATCAGCGAAACAATGGGTGAGATCGTGATCGGTGTCGATACCTCGGGTTCGATTGGTCAGCATGAACTTAACAAGTTCTTAACCGAGATCAAGGGCATATGCGATCAGGTTAAACCTAGCAAGATTCGTTTGATGTATTGGGACACCTTAGTATGTAAAGAGGAAGTGTATGACGAACAATCCCGGGAGAACTTAGTTAGATCAACGAAGCCAGCTGGCGGTGGTGGAACTGATCCCGAGTGTGTGCCGAGATACATGGCAGAACATAATATCAAGCCCGAAGCCGTAGTGATGTTGACCGATGGCTATGTGGGTTCGTGGGGTCAATGGTCTGTGCCTGTGGTTTGGTGTATTCAGGGTAACAGTTCAGCGAAAGCAGATGTGGGTGTAACTTTACATATAGAGGACTGATATGCAGATCGTACTTGAAATCAATAATTGGATGGTAGGTTTGGCTTTATGTGCATTAGCAATGTTGTTGGTATTTGGTGTAGGTTTTGTAATTGGTAGATTCATTAACTTAATCGAAGGAGATAAATGATGGGAATGTTGAATAGCTTTGATGCCGTAGCTAAGTGCTATGCAGAAACGAAACCGATTCAAGGTGCAAGGAAAGCGCAAGACTTGCGACCACTAGCCGAACGCAGATATTGGTGGAATCGTGTCATGAAAGTAAGTGATACAAAATACTTATTATTAGATGGTCATTGGTCATTCAATATGTATGTGAATGATCCAGTAATGGTTGAGCAGACTGCACCGATTATGTGGGAACGCAAGGGAGATGGTGATTACCTGACAATCCATAACCATTCAGATGGTGGTATGTCCGTATCTCGCTATACATTTTTAGATAGATACTTGCCTAGTGGTATGCGGTTTGACTGGACTGGTAATGGTAAACACTTTGTCAGGTACGAAGGCAAGGAGTATTACCTACCTAAGTTTAAGTCTAAGATAGATTGGAACAACAAGACCTTTACCATGATTGAAGATCACAAACTTGTATTCAAGGTTGATGGAACTGGCTTCAAGCGTGTCGGCGATCTGTTGCCCATGCCTACAAGACGAGTGGATAAAGAGGTAGATGCACACTTCAAAGAACCTATCAAGATCATGTGGGAATGGATGCAGATTGTGTTACCTGTAATGGGCGATACATTGGGTGATAGTAAGCAAGCCTATGCCGAATCGTTAGGTGCGACTAGCTATTGGTACTGGGTAAAACAAATAGATAAGAACTTAGCAAGAGAAATCCTTGAAAACCCTGAGCATGACAAGCGTATGGCACTTGCTGGACTATCGGTTTATGACATTGGTGCTATCGATAATGGTAGGTTTGAACCGACTAAAGAATCATGGGCAAAGTTTAGATCGCTGATGCGCAGAATTGGCGGTATGTATGCAACAGAAATGCAGTAGTAACTTTACATATAGGAGAATGATATGGCTACAAAACTAATTAACATCAAGAAGTTGATGGCTGATGAGCATATGCAAACTAAAATTAAGATGGCTATGGGATCAAAAGATAAATCTTTTGCATCTTTCCATGACTATCCTGTAAGGGAAGAACTTAAGAACTTTGCCCAAGCGGTTGAAAGTGCAATGCCGAATCTAAAGTTTTACCCAAAAGATATTACGAGGATAGTTGCACCTGACCATCAGTATTATCAGGTCGAGGAGTTTGCCGTATACATGGACGAATATCCGTTTGCATTAGGGCAGATTAACTTTTGCAGTAACGGAGTTAAAGATAGTGGTAAAGATACCTATGGTGTATATAGTCGCAAGATACAGAACGCTAAGTATGCAACGCATCGGGATCAACATCGTATGCAGATGACTGTGGATATAAAGAAGGCAGTCAAGCTGGCTCTTACTTATCTTGTGCCGTTTACGCACAGGGAGTTGGCTACGGCTTACTACGAGGATATGCACTGCAATGTGGTAAGGGTTAACGAAACAGCCGAAAGAAACTTGGCATTGGTAGCTAGGTCAATACACAATAACAACATGGCTTTGGTTGCTGAGATTCAAGCGTTGATGAAACAAGGTATAGAGTTCAAGACCCCTGAGTTCAGAGAGGTTGCTAGCAAGATTGATGAAGTAGTGGATAACTATAACAAGGAGAAGATGCGTAAAGTATCAGCACAGTTTATCCGATTCCGTCAAGTAGGGGAAGATACCTATGCCGATGTGCAAGAAGTCCAAGGTGTACGAGATAACAGATGGGCAGAGAGGGCGCACTTTACCAGCGATGTGCCGACTACCTATCATATGAACGAGTTGCCGGCCGACATAGCGGGTCAAGTATCTGTCCTTAACATCTTAGCAGATGAGCAGTATGTGCCGTATGTGGGTCAGAAGGTAGACGATAGAACATTTTGGATTGAGAGAGGTTAAACATGGGGGTAATAACAATGTTGTCATCAGACATGATGAGAAAAGAGAAAGGGATATACATAGATATATTCTACGATCTAGGCTTTTGCGCAAACTGGAAAGATGTGAATGGGCAGAAGATGATTTCAGCCCCCGAGGAAGTATTGCTTGCGTACCTAGAAATGATGAAAACCATACCGATTTATAGGGTACAGATTCATGAAGATAACACTGTCGGAACAACATGTTACGAGATGATTGATGCTTTTAAACCACAGCTAAAAAATTCTTACGAAAGTGTTGACGAATTGCCAAAATGGGTGCAAGATAAACTCTCTGTGCTTATGCTACTCGACCCTAGCAAACAGAACGAAGAAGTCGAGGGTGTGGGCAGACGAATTAGAGAAGATATATTTTGGGTTTTTCACGGAGAATTTGATGGCGACGACCCCCGAGGGGAAAGTTAAGAAGGCGGTTCGCCAAGTCCTAGATGGGCTTGGCGCTTACTATGTGATGCCAGTTACAGGCGGTTATGGTAGGCAAGGCGCACCTGACTTTTTAGTTTGTCATCAAGGTAAATTCTACGGCATTGAAACCAAAGCGGGAAAAGGGAAACTCACAGCACTGCAAGAATTGAATCTCAAAAAGATCATAGACTGCGGTGGAGTTGCCCTTGTAATACGAGAAGCAGATGTAAAGTTTTTACCAAGTTTATTAACCACAGGAGAAGAAGATGTTAAAGAAAAAGAAACCAAGCGTAACTAAATCCGTGCTTGAATTATTAAAAGAAGCCGAGCCGGAACCAACCCCTGAAGTAAATGTTCAACACTTGCAAGACGAAGTGATTAGACTGCGCCATTTATACATGGATGCTAAAGCCGTAATCCGTTACCTAGAAACCAAGATAGATGTGTTGTGAGCAAGAAAAAGCACGAGTCTAAAAAGGTACAGAAATGGCATGCCAAAACACTAACCGACATATTTGCCGACATAAAGCGTGGGCAAGGATATGTCACAGTCGTAATGCAACGATCCACTTGGGAAGAGTTACAATGGGCAATCAGCGTAGCTCTCAGAGAGGAAGATAAACATATGGCAACAAAGGAAAAAATCGTAGCCCCTGCGGTCAAGGATAAGAAAACAGGGGTAATCATCGAAGCACCTAGCAAGAAGTGGGCGCACGATCAGATCGAAGCTAAAGAGCATATCAAAGACAAGAACGCAAAGCGTGGATTCGTCACAAGCGAAGACAAGTTTGTTAAGCGTAAGAAAGCGGCTAAGATTGCTAAAGAAGCTGGTCAGATCAAAGATAAAGATGTTAAGAAGTTACACTCATCTGATCTGCGTAAAGCTGGCGGACTAGCAAAGAAGAAGATCAAATGAACGAGAACGATTTACGAGATTGCTTTGCGATGTTTGCTTTGAACGGACTTTTAGTTGCGGAAAGAAACACACTTAAAAAAGAAATTATTAGTAAGTGGTCTTACGAAATAGCAGATGCAATGCTAGAAGCCCGAAACGAAATCGAATCCGATGATGGAATAGTCGCAATCAAAAAGAGAAAGTATGTCCGTAAAAATTGATATTAGAAAAGCGGCTCGTGAAGCCGAAATAGGTTTAACAGGTAAGAGGTTCTGTTCAAGTTGTCAGTCAATGCAACCAGCTATGACAGGTATGATAGTCGAAGGCAAGCGCAATCGGTGGCAATGCTATAACTGCACAGAAAGACGAAGTGCAAGGAAGTATTCAACCAAGGAGAATGGTAATGATTAGTTTGTTAACAGCTTTCTTTATGTATCATGGCAGTGCAGATTGGTGGTGGTGGGTATTGTGGTGTGTGTTTTCTATTGGTGAACTCGTTAAGTTTGTGAGGAACTCATGACGACATTTACTACTGAAGATCGCCTTAAAGCACAGACTGATGATGACGATTATTACGGCATACCTTTTGCTGGTTGGGTGAAGATCAACGACAACGAAGATACTATAAGAATGTTGCGTGAACAGTTGCATATTGTTCAAGCAGAGTGCCAACGACTACGCAAGATACTCATGGAGCATGGACTAAATGACTAACATATTAAAAGAAGCGCACGGCATTATTTATGGTGATCGTGAAAAAACTTACGGACATCCAAGCAAGAACTTAAAAACGATTGCTAATATGTGGAACGCATATTTAATGGCGGCTGGTGGGGCTATTCATGATGAAAATGGCGGTGATGTAGTAGCAGAATTAAATGCTAAAGATGTTGCTGCAATGATGATGTTAGTTAAAGTGGCCCGGTTCGCTAATAACCCCAATCACAGAGATAACTTAGTAGATATATGCGGATATGCTGCTCTGGTAGAACGCTGTGACGAAACCGAATCTAAAGAGAATATAGATGAGAGTTGATCTGAACGCTGGTGAGATGCATGTTTGTCGGCTGATTGGTTTTCTCAGGCGCAGTATCAACCTAAATAAAACTAAAGATCAACAAGTTGGTAAGCAAGACCCTTGGGATATTGACATGGATGGTGTCATCGGTGAGTTCTGTGTTGCAAAAGTATTAAATGTTTGTCCTGATTTTAGTATTCATGCTCGTAGTGGTGGGGACGATTTGATTTTGACAGGCGGTAAAACAGTTGATGTTAAAACTACAAGGCACCAACAAGGTAACTTACTCGCTACTTTAAGTAAGATCAATTCTCCATCGGATATTTATATGCTGGCTATCGTAGATGATAGAGGGTGCGAGATAGAGGGGTGGATATCAAAAGAAGATTTATTTAAAAAAGAAAACATAAAAAATCTTGGGCATGGTTCGACTTATTTCGTAGCAAAAGAGCAGTTAAACAAAAACTTGGAAACCTTGAGGTATCAAAATGATTGAGTCTTTAGTAAAACCCCAACCATTAGACAATGATGTTGCAGTGATAAAGATCATACAGTTGCTAGGGCAGTTGAGTCCTAACGATATTAACTATGTGTTAGAAATAGTTACACAAGTTGCAAAGGCGGTGGAAGCATGAAAATACAAGTAACTAAAGTAAAAGAAAACAAAGATGGTAGTGCCAATGCCCATGTTGAATTTGACAAAGAGGGATTGAAGTTGCTATTGGAATGGGGTTTAAATGCTATGTTGTTAAAGGGATTTAAGGCGCAACAAGAAGCGGAAGAACTTGACATGGATGGGCGGTGCTAATGAACGCAAATGAACTAGCTGATTTGTTGATGGAGTTTGATAGCGGTCAGGTTTACAACCATGCAACTGAAATAGCAACCATGCTACGCCAGCAACAAGCTGAAATAGAGTCGTTAAAAGCAGGAAAAATTAGGGCTTATGACAATGGATATGAAGATGGTAGAAAACCTAATACAAATAAGGCACAAGAGAAATGAACGCAAATGAACTAGCCGATTGGTGCGATGAAGCATCACAGGAATATGGTAATAGACCGCTTGTGCAAATAGCCACCATGCTACGCCAGCAACAAGAAAAGCTGACCAAGTACGAACTGCGCCATGTTGCACAGCGTGACAGAATTGCGATATTAGAAATGCAACATAAACAGCAACAAGCTGAAATAGAGGCGTTGAAAGCGAAGTTAAACTACATGTTTGAGCAGGAAATTAAAAGTGCGAGGGTAAACAGATGAACTGGAAAGCATACGAAGAGATTAACTTTGGCAACGACATAATCTATAGATGGGTGCGTGAAGGTGAGGAGTATGTAAGCCGCATGACATTGGAACAGATGGATGAATTTGAATCAAAAATACGCCAGCAACAAGCCGAAATTGAGGCGTTGAAAAAGGAAGCTGCATTACAAAGGCTATCTGACTTTACGCAAGAAGCTGAAAAGACACTAACAGATGCAGAAATACGCACTATTCAGGATATGTGCCATTTGAAAAATGTTGGGTATAACAACTTTATTATGCGGTTTGCTAGAGCAATACTAAAAAAGGCACAAGAGAAATGAAAAATAAACCTGTAGTTTGGACTGCGTGTTTAAGTTGTGGGCAAAAAGTTACAGGCGATTCTATTCACACTTGCTCACCACAATTAAAGACACTAACAGATGAGGAAATAAAATCTGAAGCTAAGTATTTTTGCCATAGCTACCATAGTGAAAATCCTGAAAGATTGGTTTTATTTGCTAGAGCAATACTAAGAAAGGCACAAGAGCAATGACCTGTTTAAGTTATTCAGAAATAGCTAGTGCATTGCTTGGAGGAATCATTGGTGCATTTCTTTGCGGATTCATTCAGGCTTGGTTTGAAGATAGAAAGGCACAAGAGAAATGAATGTAATTTCAATTAACCCAAAGCCGACACTTGTGGAGTTACAAGAAAAGCTATTGGATGTTATTGCTTCAGAACCTTTTGCCAACATTAGTATTGCCGAAACATTAGGTGTATTGGAAATGGTGAAATACAGTCTTTTGATGAACACGGAGGAAGTATGAGTTACCACGGAAAACTACAAGCGCTAAAAAATGGCACAGCCGATGTAGAAATACAGCAATGGGCTTACCAACAATTAGAAAAAGAAAAGACACTAACAGATGAGGAAATAGAGGAAGTGTTTAGAACTGTGGAGCAAGACTTTGCTTTAACAGAATCTAAAAAATCCGATGGTGGTTGGAGAAACTTT